ATCAATTAACGCAGAAGATACACCGTCATGGTTATGACCGCCTTGAAAGAAAATAATAGAGTTTTCAGAAATCCCCTTTTTAAAAGACATTAAACAACCTTCCTTATAACAATTGATTGCGTTAAGGTTTGTCCATATGCAAAATCAGTGCTTATCAACCAATAGTCACCATTGATTATATCAAAAGAATCCATCGTAGATATTCTAATTCTATCACCTAATTGTAATTTTGGAATTGGTAATATATTTAGATTAAGAACTGGAACTGGATCTGACATTTTAGAGATAATAAAATCAGCCAAACTCTGTGCGTGTGAAAGGTCTGTAATGAATTCATTTTCTATAACAATTTCTTTTAAGCCGTACCTTCTCACATTATCATCAAGGACAGCTTTCTGTTCTTTAACATCACCAGTCCTATCGGTTACAATCACTGGGATACCAGCAATACCAGCAAAATGTTTCTCCCCAGACAATGGGTTCTCACCTTCAACATAAACAATATCTCCATTAGTAGTATTGTTAGATGCTGCTAATATCAACTTAGCGCCATACGGAGTTGGGTTATACTTAACTAACTCAATCATTGCTGGATTTACAGTGGACATATTTGTAATCAAAGGGTTTTCTATCTTAAATGCTGGGGCTTTATCAAACAACAGGTCATAGTTCTTTACTTCCCTCACCAATGTGTTTGCATTATGAGATGCGGCAAATGTATCAAATTGAGCCCTCTCTAGTGTTAAGAATGAGTTACTCGTAGTGTTGCTATATTTAATAATCTCATTATCAATTTTTAGATAACCAGATTTAGCAAAATAAGGATTATCAGTTGATAAAACATTCATACTTACATCGTTATTCGCCATAGACAACGATAGCTTAGTAACTCCCAGAGTTGTTGGATCTTCAGCACGCCATAGGCTTTGTTTTTCAATTAAATTATTCGCAACCCCATTTACTTTTATAACTATCTTGTTAGCCTGTAATTGAACATTATAACTTGCGTCAATAATATTTGAAGAATCAGAAAGCTGATATTGCACATTCGCATGCTGGTCTATTGATGACTCAAAGAATCTATTAAAATGCTCATACCGAGCATTATTGTTTTCGTCTACATACAGTCTTCCGAAATCAGCAAGGCTTATATTGTCAATAATCTCCTGGACCGAAGCATCGTTACCATAAATAAAAGGCATTACTCTTGCTTCCTTCATTTGTGTTTCAATATAGTCATTTGTAATTTGCTGGCTGGACAAGCATTTGTTAAACACCGCAAATTCATCAATAAAGAAACTTCTAATTGCTGCTGGCGCTACTTCTGAACCTGATGTAAACCCAGCACCTCTACCCCCAAAAGTTAAGCTCTTTCCAGTAAAAGCAACAAGGGTTCCAGATGTAGTAACAGTATTGGCTAAAGCGCCATTTATATAATATTTAACAGAATTACTCTTGTATGTAACCGCAATATGATTATACACCGAACTTGAAAGAGCAGAGTTGCTACTTATTGTTTGCGTTCCAGTGCTTGTTTTAAATTTAAAGCCATTAGATGATGAATTATTAAAAAATTCAAAACCAGCATTAGAAGTTGAATTACTCCAATTACTAATATACTCGCCATCACTAGAAAAAGATCCGTTATGAAATTTTGCATAAATCTGAATACTAAATTCACCAGTATAGGAATTTGATGATGTGTTAAACACATCATAAGATATGTGATATGGCGTTCTTAAGTAAGAATTTGAAGCGAGCAAGACGCTCTTGCTTGCGCTATCAGACACAACGCCGCTTGTCTGAGATATGGCAACTGAGCCTCTATAGATAGCATCATTTCTTCTAGCCGACCTTTCAATCAAGTTAACACCCGCAGTTTGTGTCCATGAATTTGATGCAAAAGTCAAATAAGAATAATCATTCTTGTTTCCAATCCTATCGCTAGCAACCATTGTGTAACATTCACTTGCATAGATTGAATCTTGAGTGCCATTGTATTCCCTCCCTAAGGATATTTTAAATTGTTCGCCGCTTACAAATTGCTCTGTAAAGAACTCAATCCTTAATTCATATGGGTTGCCAGCTGTCAAGACATACTCATCAGAAAAAAAATATTCCTGCGAGCTAGTCCCAGAATCAATAATTCTCCATTCGTCAATGATTCTTACCTTATTCAGATAAACACGGAATCCGCCTTTATTAATGCCAATTACAAAAGAATATGTTCCAGTAGCAGATGGAACATAATACCCATCAAACACACCATTAAAATATTCATTAACAACATCGCCATCTTTATTTGTAAATTGCCCACTGGTAAAATCAAGGGCTAGAGAATTGCTTGTAGAAATCGCCGCTGATGTGGTTGTTAACGATGGCGATATGTAAGCTTTTACATCTAGAGCTTTTTCATATGTGTTCAACTCTCTATCGTTAGCGTCAAGTTTTATATCACGAACTGAATTTAAGTCACCCTCTGGGACTTGAACAAGCCTGGCTCTTAAGGAGGTTGATACAACCTTTTGTGAATTAGCTCTATCTATACTGTTCTCATCAAACCCGTAATGTAAAATAGCATTATTTTTCTTATAAGTTTTTGCTGGATTTAACAAATACTGAATGTCAGATTTTGGAAAGTTGGTCATTAATAGCAAATGCTCAACGGCTTCTGCAACTGTTGAGTCTTGCAATAAGAAACCTTTTGTCAACATTTTTTCTTGACCAAATTTACTTCTATCTGTTAGATTCGCACTAACTGTCATGCTTGATGAAGAACCCTGCCATTCATCAACATAGAAGACTCCGAAGGGAACATATTCGTAAATATCAAATCTTACAACAGACCCAGAGCTGTGGGCACGAGCAGCAGTCCCGCCAACTCCACGCTGAATTATTGTAAATGTATTGCCAGTCCCTTTTGTTGCAATAACTATTTCTTTATTTACAGTATTCGGCTCCACGGTAAGTAGGTAGTAATTTCCAGCACCACCGTCTGGAAAGTCGTTAACGCTGTTAACATTCCATGTTGTGCTTGAAGATGTGACATTGGCGTTCAGAAGAGCATCAACATAGATGCCATCCGCACGATGAATCTCCCAGCCAGCATAGATATTAAAACGAATATCTTTCTTCATATATTTGCCAAAAGCGGAAGCCGAATTGAACAGGTTAAAATCTTTTAAAGCATTATCAAATGTTATTGAAGATGTATTGCTGCCGCTACCAGCGATAGGGAGACTTGTCTCGTGCACATCCCTTACTTTTGAAACATTAAAGTTCATAACATAATCAGTCATGTCTAGTCTATAGATAGGAGACATCTCATTTATTCTTACATAATCGTATGGATTTTTTGTTGTATATACTGTTAATATAATTTTATTGATATCATTTGATGTAATACCATCAAGATAATGTTCAAAAAAATAATTGTCATCTGGTATTTCCGCATCTTGATTGTATACTAAATTAGATGTATTGTTATAAGCTTTAACATTATAAGCTTTAATTTGACCATTATATTCCGATGTAACAACTTTAATTAAATTTACTTTTCTTTGTGTAAACACATATGTCAGCAATACTGCGGATGTAAGCTCGTACCCATTTAGTGTTGAATGGAGAGTACCAGTGCTTTTCGTTGCAGACTCATACCCGAATTCATAATTTTCATCTTTAGTGGAAGGGAGACAATGCCATTGACCATTAGCCGTAATTGTTTTACCGTTAACATCTTTTGCATCACACACTGCCCATGTAAATGCTTGGCGTTCTATACCATTAATTGACTCATTTGGAGTAAAATAGAAATCCCTGCCTCTTGATCTGTTAAAAAGGTTTTCATTAGCAGAGAGCGTTCTTCCGTTTGACAGCATCCCCGTAACATTCAAATTGATTGCTGCTTCAGATTTCTGGGTGCATGTGTCATTACTGCTGGCAATTTCAGTATTTGAAAACTTATCAACATGCCTACTGTCAAGCCAATCAACCATAACTAATGGTTTTACACTCTGAGATATGTCATCTATAGCCGCATTGAATGAGCTTGATATTTCTTTATCGTACAACCCGTATTGAAGCATTTACACCTCTTCCAGGCTCATAGAGCAATCCCAGAAGTAGACATCATTTGGGATATCTCTTCTAATCAATGTTTCACTATAATCTTTCACTAATACATTATAACTTGTTTCTGAGTACGGCGTTGTTCCAGTCTCATCCATATTAATTATCTTAAGGACATGATGCCTTGGGTCTTCAGCTACCCTCTTTATAAAATCACGACCACTATTACCGTCAACTGTGTAATTTATTGAATTCGGCAGCCATGACCAAGACATGCTAAATGTACGCCTACCAGCCCTTGAACTTGATTTGTAATATCTTGTTTTTCTGTTATTCCAATTAACAGTTTCTGTGAATATCTGATCTACGCCCATATCAAGCTTTCTATTATGAATCGTCAATGGTTTTCCATCAAGCAAAACAAGTGTCCTGTAAATACTTGCGTCAATACCGCTAGCAACATTTTGTGCAAAGACAATTGGTGTTTGGATAGCCAGAGCACCTACTTCTTGAAGAACAATTTGTATTGTTGCAAGAGATATTTTACCAGCAACAGTCAATTGCAATGATGATGACAATGCAGAAATTGCTTGTGAAATTTTAGTCCCAACGCTAGTTAGTGATGCAGAAGCTGAAACCACTGCAGCTGAGTTTGCAAACTTTACAGAAGCAGCGGTAATGTCTGCAGATGACGACAATGACACAGCAGACTCTGCAATTCTCGTAACTGTTTGAGCAACATCTACAGAAGCACTTTGAGAAGATTCCGAATACGAAAACTTCATCATTGTTACAGCAACAGTTGTGTTGGCAGAAACGGTGACTAGTGCATCTTGTCTTTCTGTAGCTACAGTAGCAGTTACTGATAGACCAGAGAGCACAACATCTGCAAAAACAATCTTATGTGCACTAACGCTAGAATCAGCCTGGACTGAAAGTACAATATCGCCATGAATTATTCTATAAGAATCAACTGTTAAACTTGCAGATGAGCTTAAATCTACTACTACATCATTGTC